GTTCTTGCGTTCATTCGGTGGCACAATCCAAACAATCCAAGGTGCAGAAGCAAAGGCAGACTTCCTTGACCTAAAAACGACTGACACGGATGTTGTTATCCAAGCCTATTCGACTGATGCGGCAGTAGCGTTCGGAGCGGGTACAGGCAGCACGAACCGTTTTGGCGTTCGTAAAGAAGTGAAGTCCACAGATACACAAGTCGCGTTTGATACGCCACTGTCTATCCATGAAGGGATCGATAGCTACACGGTTAACGATATCCCAGAGCAAGTGGTGGCAGAGCGTTTGGCGTTGCATGCGGTGGCATGGGCAGAATATTACGATGGTGTTATGAGTGCGTTGCTTTCAACAAGCGCATCCGCAACATTGACTGAAACGGAACTAAGTGAAGCTGGCGTTACTGCTGCGTTTGCTGAAGCGCGTAAGACATTCGTTAACAACGGCGTGTCTAATAGCGTTGCTTGGGTTGCTTATATTTCCGCAGACGTATACAACTTCTTGATCGATTCCAAACTTGCTACAACGGACAAAAATTCATCTGTCAACGTTGATACGCAAACAATGTACAAATTCAAAGGGTTCGAATTGGTTGAACTGCCAGATGCTAAATTCCAAACCGGCGAAAATGCTTACTACGTTGCTGACGGCGTGGGCGTTGCAGGTGTTGCGATTCCGATTGCGCGTACCATGGACTCAGAGGACTTCGCAGGCGTTGCTTTGCAAGCTGCAGGCAAACTAGGTAAGTACATTCCAACCAAAAACAAAAAAGCAATCTTGAAAGCTGCGCTAGTAGCAATTCCAGCAGGATAATTAGGAGGAAATGAAAATGGCAAAATTTAAAGCGCTAAAGACGTTTCGTGATATCCACACGAAAGAAATTTACAAAGAGGGGGCTGTCATTGAAATGGCAGTCAAGCGAGCGGATGAGGTCAAAAAGAACCTGGACGACACTTTTCTGGAACGCGTTGAAGATAAGGACGACCAAGATAATCAAGACGATCCGGAGGGGGCTAAATAGTCCTCTCTTTTTTATGAGGAGGGATTAGATGGCTTACTTAACCTACGAGGAATACAACCAATTCGGCTGTACGAACTTTCCGGAAGACGAATTTGACAAACTGATCACGAAAGCGTCTGGTTACATCGATAGCCAGACGCGTGATTTTTATCAATTCAATGATTTGGAAGAAGATATCGCATACCGTCGCGAGAAATTCAAAAAGGCGGTTGCCTTCCAGATTGAATATATGTACGTGTCAGGAGCTTCAAGCGCTTATGAAGCGAATACACCGCAATCGTGGTCCATCGGGCGCACGAGCGTATCAGAAGCTTCCAAGAACTCGAATACAGGACGGAGCGAGGCGCCGAGCATTATATCGGAAGATGCCATCTTAGCGTTGAGCGGAACCGGGCTGTTGTATCGAGGGCTAGGGGTGATGCTATGAGATTGAGACTACCGCCGATTGAAGCTTATCCGCATACGATCGATTATGTCGTAAAGGATGGGGAAGACATTTGGGGAAAGCCTATTCTAACCGATGCAATAACGGTGGAACATGTTCGGGTGGATGAAGGTTACAACTTCAGCAGAAGCGGCTCTAACGCTACGAACGACATGCCGAACGCATTGATAAGCATGTTCGCGAAGTACAATTTGGGACTACCGTCCTTTGAGAATGAGGAAACCGTTCAATTCAACGGCAGAACTTTTACAATCGTCAAAGTTATTCCGCTCTACTTTATGTCAGATGAAATCATCGGCTATGAATTGGAAGTGAAGTAATGGTAACGATCAAGGTGGATTTAAAAGAAGCCTTCAGCACGCTATCCGACCAGAACATCACGGCAGGCAGACGAGCAGTGGCAAATCAAGCATTAGCGGACATGAACGAGAATTTCGTGCCTATGCGTGATGGCTGGTTGCGCAACTCGGCCATCTTAACGATAGACGGCAGCGAAATCCTTTGGAATACGCCTTATGCAAGCCCGCAGTATTACGGTAAAAATGGGGATGTTACCTTCTCGCGGTACACCACGCCAGGCACTGGCCCGCGTTGGGATTTGAAAGCAAAAAAAATGTTTATGAGTGATTGGGTCAAGGCGTTCACGGAAGGAGCGGGATTGTAATGGACTTTATGCAGCAATTGCTAACCAGTGTTAATGCTATACCGGCATTACCTATTCACTGCCAACTAGGCTATTTGAAATCGACTGAATCGTTTTGTCTGTACCCGCTTCCGGGTGGGCGCGTCACGCAAGAGTTTTACAGTGGCGAAAAAGACCAACAACTCAATTATGAGTTCGCGATGAAGTCGAACGATCAGGAGAAAATACACACAACCTTATGGGCTGTTCAGAATCACTTGGAGGAACTGGAAGTGCTGCAAAGCATGGATGGTTCCTTTTCGTTTGATTCCATTTCAATAACCAACAAGCCTTTTATTAATCAGTTGGACGATACAGGCAATTACATTTTCATGCTTGATGTACAAGCAAACATAACTACATATCCCCAAGGAGGATGACAAATAATGGCTAGATTAAAGAACGCGGAACGAAAACATTATGTGCAAGCCTACGTTGCAGGCGAAACAGAACCAGGATTAGTATGGTTGGAATTAGCTAAGTATATTTCCACAATCGGTGATGATACGCAAGAAGCAACGGAAGAAGAAGGATTCTACGATGGTGATGGCACACCGGAAACGACCGTTACATCCATCGCGCAAGCATACACACCAGAAGGCTACTTCGACCCAGAAGACCCTGCACAAGCGTTGATTGAAGGTTTGAAATTCAAAACAGGCGACGGACGTAAGATTTGGCATAAAGTCATTCGTTCAGATGGCAAAAAACAATGGATCGGGCGCGCGACTGTTTCGGCAATCATTGCCGGCGCCGGGGATGCAGTAGCTTACGAAACATTCAGCTGCAACATTCGCTTTGACACGATCCCAGAAGAAACTGATTTACCAGAAGTTCCAGCCGGATAAATAGATGACAGATGAGGGACGTGGAGACACTTCCCTCTTTTTTTATAGGAGGTAGCAAAATGGCAGATATAAAAATTGGTATCAAGCGCACAGGCTTCCCGGTAAAAATCGGGGAAATTGAATTGTGGTTTGATAGTTCGATTGAAAATCTAAAAAGGTTTTTCAATATCGACAAATTAGCAGAAGAGCGACTTGAACAAACGAAAGAAATGGCTAAAAGCATCGTATTGCCAGATGAAATCAACGAAGAAACCGTTAAAGGAATGGATGAAAAGACCATCAATGATGCGTTCAACGTGAATAAAGAATTTATCGCTATTCAGTACGATCTGATTTTCGGTGATGGCACCTTTGCGAAAGTCTATGAAGAGTATCCGGACATCATGGCACTTGAGGATGTGCTCGAACAAGTTGGCCAAGCCGTTGCTCAAAAAGTGGAAGACATGGAAAAGGACCGCAAAGAAAAGTCTGCGGTTAAGATTTCGGATCATTTGAAGAAAAAAGCAAGCAAGAAGTAGGCGAGAGCGATGCGACTGAATGACAGGCTTTTAAACGCGTACGAATACGAGGGGATTGAATATCCGATTGACTTAACGTTCGATAACGTGCTGGACATGTTTGATGTGCTCGCAGACGAAGAATTGAGCGATTACGACAAGGCTAAATTAAACCTAATGTATTTGTTCGACGGCGAACATTTGGACCCGGAGAGGGCCACGATTGCGCCAGATGATGCAGTCGAGATATGGAACGATATCTTCGAGAACTATATATCAGTAATGGATAAGGAAGTAGCTGACTACGACCTGCAGGGGAACCCGATGCCGAAAAAGGAAATGAAGAAGCTTATCAACATCGAAAAAGATGCTGAGTTCATTTTCTCATCCTTCCAACAGGCGTATCGGATCAACTTATTCAAGGAACAGGGCAGGATGCACTGGCATGAGTTCCAAGCGCTTTTAAATGGATTGCCCGAGAATACGATATTCAAGCGCATCATCCAAATACGGGCTTGGGAGCCATCGAAAAACGAATCAAAAGAGTACAGAAAGAGTATGAGCGAACTACAAGAGATTTACAGCCTCGAAGAAGAACAGGAGGAGGTGGAATAATTTGTCAGATGGAAAAATATCGATAGCAATCGAAGTCGACGGCAAAGAGATTAAAGTCGCATCAGCAGATTTGGAGAAATTAGCGAAGAGTGCGCAAGGTTCTGGGGCGCCGCTGAAAGACGCTGAAAAAGGATTGGGCGGCGTCGGGGATCAGGCGAAAGGCGCCAAGAAGCCGTTAGACGATGCGAAGAAAGCAATCGGCGGGGTTGGTGATGAATCTGTTAAAGCTGGTTCTAGTGTGAAGGATATGGCTCTTTCTTTCGGATTGGTGAAGGTGGCATCTTCTGCCTTTAAAGTAGTTGCGCAATCATTGGATGCTGCTATATCACGTTTTGATACCATGCAAAAATATCCGAAGGTGTTAGGTGCTTTGGGATTTAGCGCGGAAGAATCCAAGAAATCCATCACGCAACTAGCGGACGGCATCGATGGACTCCCTACGAAGTTGGATGATGTCGTTGCCAGCACGCAACAATTCACCTCAATAACTGGAGATTTAGAGACGTCTACAGACACCGTTTTGGCCTTGAACAACGCATTTTTGGCTAGTGGGGCAAGTGCGGCCGATGCGAGCCGTGGTACGGATCAATATTCACAAATGTTATCCAGCGGCGTTGTCGACTTGGAGTCCTGGAAAACGTTGCAGGAAACGATGCCACTCGCTTTACAAAAGACAGCCGAAGCGATGGGGTTTGTTGGCTCTACTGCACAACGTGAGTTATACACTGCGTTGAAAGAGGGAAAAATAACATTCAGAGACTTCCAAAATCAATTGATTGAGTTAGGAACCGGAACGGGTATGTTGGCGGATCTCGCAAAAGAAAACAGTATGGGTATTGCAACTTCGTTCGGCAACTTGCGTAATGCGGTTGCAAAGAATGTGGCGAATATCATTACTAAGGTTGATGAGATGACGAAAGAAGTTACCGGGAAATCGATTGCTGAAAACATCGACAGCTTGAAGGTAATTGTTAACTCATCGATGGCGGCTATTGGCGACTCCATCGAAAAGGCTACACCGTATGTCATCGCGTTCAAAGATGGCGTGCAGGCGGTGCTTCCAGTGGTTGAATTTTTGACACCGGCAATCATGGGGCTTGTAGCTGCTTACACCGCATTGCAAATCATCAACAAAACAAGCGCTCAAATTGCTGCGACAAAAGCCGCATTTGAAGCAATGGCGCCCACCATAGCCAAACTAACCGCTTTGACAACGGCAAAAACAACCGCCGAATTGATGGATAGCGCGATGCAAACTAAATATCTAGCAGCTAACTTAGCTAGTATGTCAGCCTTAACGGCTAAAAATATCGTGATCGGATTGCTAACCGGAAGTCTAACATTAAATACCGCCGCTACTCTCTTGCAGGCTAAAGCGGTTGTGGTACTGTCCGGAGCGCTTAAATTTATAACTGGTCCGATCGGTTGGGTGGTGCTTGGTATTGGTGCGTTGGTTACGGCTGGGGTCGCGTTGGTCAAGTGGTTTAACAAAGCAACTGAAGACGGCGCCAAACTAACCAGCAAGACTGAGGAATTAGCGGCCGCAAACGAAGAATTAACCTCTTCTGTTGAAAGTAATGCGGACTCTTACAAGAAGACCCAAAGCAACATCCAGGCGACTGCGGATGCGAACAGCGATTTGATTGCAAAAATCGAAGAACTGTATGCAGTAGAAGATAAAACAGGGGCGCAAAAGAAAGAACTTGCCGCCTATGTGGAACAATTGAACGGTTCAATGGCAGGGCTGAACCTCGCCTATTCCGAAGAAGCGGATATGTTGAATCAATCTAGTGAATACTTGCAACAGCGCGTTGATTTGTTAAAGGAGCAAGAGAGTGCAACTGCGGCTCAAGAGCGCATGCTAGAGATTTCGAAGGAACAATCCGAAATCGAACAAAAACTAGCTGAGACGAATGAACTGCGTGCAGAGTGGAACCGAAAAATAGAAGATGGTTCGGTTAAGTCGAAAGAGTACAAAGAGGCGATTGCCGGGTTAGACGAACAAGAGCAATTGCTAAAAGGAACGACTACTGCATTAGGCGAAGAGCAGAAATTAACAGAAACCAAATTCACCGAATCAATGGCAACTATTGATGCAGCTACAAGGGCATCTGTTGACAACCAGATTATAACTTTCGCAGATCTAAGCGAAACGCAAGCCGCTACTGTCGAGAACATGAAAGCCACTTGGGAAGACTACAAAGCGGCAGCCACGAACATGTTCGACGTGTTGAGTACTGAATCAGAGTTAACAGTTGGTGAAATGACTGCGAATCTTGAAGAAAATCAGCGTGTTATCGGTGCTTGGGCGGACAATATTGCAATCCTAGCTGCACGAGGTGTGAATGAAGGGTTGCTTGAAACGTTACGTGCTGCCGGACCGGAATCCGCCGGACATGTTAACGCATTGGTTAATGCGTCTGACGAAGAATTAGCAGCCCTCAGCACTGCATTCTCGAATGGTGGTACTGTCGCAACCGATGCGCTGGCTACATCGCTAGGCGTTGAAAATAACGAGGTTGTAAACAGCGTCATGGGATTAGTCACGGCAACGAAAGCGACAATGTCGCAAGAAATTGCAGCGGCTGACTTTGGCAGTATTGGTAAAAACGTTGCCGCAGGCTTGACAGGTGGTATCAACGAGGGTGCTGCAGAAGCGGCTACGGCTTCTGAGAACATGGCGAAAGATACCATAGACGGGGCTGAGAGCGCTTTTGAAATCAACTCGCCATCTCGTGTATTCAAGGGCATGGGTGGATTTATCACAGAAGGATTAGCCTTGGGCGTAAATACCGGAACCAAACAGGTAACCCAAGCAATCACGAGCATGTTTACACAAGCGCTCGGGGTATCGACCGCTGGTGTAAGTCGAATCATTGCATCATACGGTGGGCTTCCGAACAGCATGCGTTATATCGGCTTGAATGCTATGGCTGGACTTAATGGTGGATTAATGGCTGGCGCCGGATCTGTTTTGTCTACTGCTGCCGGAATTGCTAACAGTGTTGCTGCAGTGATGCGAAATGCGTTGAAGATTAAATCTCCTTCGCGTGTTATGCGCGATGATGTCGGCCGTTGGATCCCAGAAGGATTGGCGGAAGGTATTCGCGGAAGTGCGTCATCTGTTTACGAAGAAATAAACCGCATGACTTCTGGCATCGTTAAGGGCGGAAGTCCTGAGATGGCGCTGGGACTGAACGGCATGACTGCTATGAGTGCCGGATATGCAACGATCAATAATAATTCCAGAGCGGTTACTGATGCATCGCAAGTCATCACAAACAACAATCGTCCAGTTTTGAATATCGAAAAGATAGAAAATTATTCTGATTCGGATATACCGAAAATCTTGGAAGAATCCGCATGGATCATGAGCAGGGAGGAGAGTAGGCTATGAGTGCAAACTTTGAATACAAGGGTGTTAACTCAGTTGATATGTACATGCATATCCGCAATGAAATAGTCTTCACTTCCCCGGAGGCGGATATCAAGTTTGTTGAGGTGCTTGGAAGAGATGGTGAACTAGCGATTGACAACGGTCGTTTAAAGGGCGTTCCTTTTTCGATCCCAATAACGCTTAAATTGCCGGATGGTATTACTATCGACGAAGCGGCTACGGCCATATCGAATTGGCTGAAGAGTGATATTGGTTGGTTTCCGCTAAAGTTTTCCGGAAGTCCGGGGTACGAGTATATCGCCATTTACACGGAGCAATTCAAAATTGCGGAAACGCTGAAGAATTACGGGAAAACGGTACTGACCTTTAAATTGAAACCTTACAAGCGCAGAGTTGGAAATGAAGCGATTGAAGTAACAAACGGAGCGACATTGTATAACCCTGAAAAACGTACCTCTAAGCCATTAATCAACATCGACGGGCAAGGAGATATAACGCTAAAGAAAAACGGTATGGATTGGCTCGTTTTGACAGCAGTCGATGGCTCTATCACGATTGACTCCGAATCAATGAGCGTGTTTAAGGGTACTCTGCCTCAGTTCAATAAAATGAACGGTAATTTATCCCCGATGTTTCCATTGTTGGAATCAGGCGAAAACACGATAACGTGGGTAGGCGATGTTTTAAAAGTAACGATTTCACCGAGATGGGAGGCGATTGTATGAGTTATGCAGTTTTATTTAAGTCCAATGAAATGGATTTCAACACATTGGGCTTAGGGGTTCTGCAGGATGCAATCTCTCCAATGGTTTCGGAAGAGCGTAACGGACAATTCGAGTTAGTGATGAAATACCCTGTTGATGGGGCGCTGTTCAACGAGATTAAAAACGATCGTCTGATTAAAGCGGATGCTAGTCATAGCTTGAAAGGTCAACGATTTAAAATCGTTCGTATCACTAAGCCGGCCGGTGGAATAATAACGGTTTACGCAGAGCACATTTCTTATTTGTCTCAGGATTTGGCGTTAAAACCAGAAGTAAGTTATGACGGAAACGCTGGTCAAGCCTTGAATACGTGGCAAAATAATATTGTCGACGAGCATCCGTTCACGACGTTCTCGGATATCCAAACCAACGGAAGCGGAAAATGGACGATAGACAAGGTAGAAAATGCAAGGCGAGCGCTAGGTGGTATCACTGGTTCCATGTTGGATAGCTACGGCGGTGAATATCGTTTTGACAACTATCACATCGGGCTATACGCAAACCGCGGGAGCGACTCCGGTGCCTTGATTGCATATGGCAAAAACTTGACCGATTTAGAGCAAGAAGAAGAAATCGCAAGCACCTACACATCCATTTATCCCTATACAACAATCAGGGACGAAAATGGCAACGAAAGTTTGTTGACCTTGCCGGAATACTTCGTTGACAGCGAACACGCAGACAAATATGCGCGCAGAAAAATTAAGACGGTCAATTTTCAACAGGATGAAATAACGACAGTTGAGCAACTAAGGGAACGCACGCAACAATACATCGAAGCGAATGATATTGGGGTGCCAAATGTTAATCTGAGCGTTAAATTTTTGGATTTATCGAAAACACTTGATTACAAAGCTTTGGCATTGGTTGAAGAAATAAACTTATGTGACCAGGTGACGGTGTACTATGAAAAGTTAGACATCCGCCAGAAGGCTAAAGTCATCAAAACAGTGTGGGATGTGTCATTGGATCGTTACGACGAGTTGGTAATCGGAAAAGCTAAGGCTAGCCTATCGAAAAGCATCAACACTACGGTTGATGGGAAACTGGAAACAGTTGTTACAAATCTAAATAGCGTCCGTATTGCCGCAGATGGAAAAACGAAAATTTATAGCGGGGTAGATGTGCCTACGGCATCGAATATTGATGATTTATGGTACAAGCCGGTAGCCTCCGGAGCCGTAGAAATGTATCGCTGGAATGGCGTTATCTGGGAATTGAAAAAGACTAGTGCCGACGCCTTGGCCGGTACCGTCGATTTTGCCACGGTACAAGCAATAAACATCGATGCGAACTCTATTACAACCGGTAGCTTGAGAGCTGACATTGTGCAAGCCGGATTCAACGGAATCGCGCAAGGTGTGAGCATGACTGCGGATGGGTTGAAGGCAGTTGGGCCTACGGGTGAATTTTCGATAGTTGAGAACGGGGGGATGTCATTTCACACTTCCGGAGGTACAAATACAGGAACGATAGAATCAGCTTATAAAATCGCAGATGGCCAAAATGGTGTGGGCATATTTATCCAAGAAGGCCGATTTTTTGAAATCGTGAGAAAGAATGAATCTACCGGTCTTTATGAAACATACATGCAAATCCCGGTTGACGAAAATATCGTGAAAATGCTTAAGGTTCTATCTGTACCCCAGTTAAACATCATAGGGACAAATCAGTATCTAGTGAACTCCGTCGGCGGTGGCGGTGCATACATAGACAGCGAAAAAGTATCTTTGGGCATAGGAACGCCTAGCGGGTGGACAAATAGAATATCTGTTGGTGATGGTTGGGTTGATATCATCGCGCCTTTAAACATGCGATATTATAAAATAACCAACACACCTACGATAGAAGTAAAAGCAAGCGGGTCAACTTATGGTGGCAGAGTAACAGACTCTGCGAATAGGCTTGTGATGGGTGGTTATGACGGAACAATTTTAGGATGGATGAATGAAATTGGCGGAATAACAGCGGTTATACAACTCTTGTATCAAGAAATAAGAGCGTTTGGAACGCTAAATATGAATGGTAATGTAATCACAAATCAGTCAGACATCCGCCTGAAAAGCAAAGTTGTGGATACTGAAATAGATCCGTTCTCTATCATTGAAAAAATGCGCTTTATCGAATTCGAATGGGATGTAACGAATCCATATAACGACAAGAAGCCAGGAGGCCGACACTTTGGTATTGAGGCGCAGTACAGTCCGTTTTTGGCCGTACAGGACAAGGGCGCCAGTTATTTAAGCATTGACATGGGTAAACAAGTCAATCTCAATAGTCTGGCAAACCAGAAACTTATTGCCGAATTGAAAGAAGTAAAACAAGAGTTAGCTGATTTGAAAACGTCGCTGACTGAAAAAGGAGTGATATAGATTGGTATTGGAAAACTTTTTGATAGATGTGGATGTTTTGTGGGACCGTGTTGGGAAAGAATTGTACGAAAAACCGGACGCCCGCGCAGGTAGAAAAATGCGCGTGAGGGTCGTGAATCGAGGCGTTGTGGAGGACTTGACAGGGTACACGCTAAATCTTGGGTGGAGAAATCCAAAAGATGAAACTAAGTTTGGTTTGGATGTCTTCACTGCGGTTGATATCACAAAAGGGATATTTGAAATTGCGTACACAAGCGGCATGTTGTCGAATTATGGGGTGCTGATCGGAACGCTGCAGTTGATTCCCCCGGTAGGTGGTTCCATCGAATCGAATAACTTTGTAATCACCGTGAAAAGAAGCGGGGTTGATTCAGAAGCGATCCAGTCACAAAATAGTTTCACGGCGTTAGAAGTTGCCCTTGTACAGATCTCCGGATGGAACGCGACCATCGGTGGCAAGGTGGAAGATTGGGAAGCGGACATGGCTGTAACCAAGCAACTGTACATCGATAATATGCTGGAAGTTGAGTCAACATATCCGCCTCGGCTTGTTTCAGTCGAGCAACAGTTGGCACAAACCAATGTCTTGTCAGCGGAAGCGGTAGCCAAAGCGGATGCCATGGCAAGCGGTAGCCCAAAAGGTGTTTATACCACACTCGCATTATTGCAAGCTGCCTACCCAACAGGCACGACAGGCGCTTATCTTGTGACGGCTGACGGAAAGTGGTACTACTGGAATGGTAGTACGTGGACAATCGGCGGAACATATCAAAGTACGGGAAACAGTGATAAAAGTATCACCGAAAACAAATTAGCTTTCATTCCGGTTAAGGGTGTTAAAGGTAAGAATTTGTTTAACAAAAGTGATGTAACCTTAAATTATTATATAAAATACAACACGGGAGCGTTAACTGCTCTTGCAGGACAATCGTTGAGTAGTTTCATTTCAGCACACGAAAACACTGTGTATTATAGGACAACGGCTAGCCATACAACCTTCTGGGATAAAAATAAAAATTATTTGAGTGGAACTTTGTTAAACAGTTTTACTTCTCCTTCCGGTACGTGCTACATAAGAATTTCAATGTTGGCTAGCACAGTCGGGGTAGAGCAATTAGAACTAGGAAGTGTCGCCACACCGTACGAAGAATTCGGAACGATTCTAACCGATTTAAAGAAAGGTAGTATTCCTCAAGAAACCTTGGGAGAATTAGCTATTTTGCGAGAAGAAATTGAAGGGTTCTCCACATCCGCCAATTTACTAAACGCTCTAACATTAAAAAGTGGCTATGTGGTCGCCAGTGGTGCAGGCGAAACGGTCAACGCTGAGTATTCCGTATCAGACTACATTCCAATAAATCCATTAACTGCCTATACAGTAAGCAATGCGTATTTAGCGTATGCTTCATTTTTCGACATCAACAAAAACTATCTGAGTACGTTATCGGTAGGGGTCGGGGGAGATGATTATACAATAACGTCAGTCGCTAACGCATATTATATGCGTGTCAACATCCGCAACACACAACTAACCGAATATATGATAGTCGAGGGCGTGAGTATGCCAATTGAGTTTGTCCCTTTTGGAACGAAGTTCGAATGGTTGTTGTTGGAAGATGGAAGTGTCCAATATAGACATATGGACGCATACCTAAAAAATAAGTTAGACGCTATTGATTCTGGGAAATGGGTCGGAAAAACCTTTTTTACCTTTGGCGATTCGATTACATGGTATGATGGTCAACCTTTTGGCGAGTTGCACAGTGATTACGGTGTAGATGCCAAAGGTTATCAGTCATACATGAGAGAAAAACTAGGTTGTACTGTCATTAATAAAGGTGTCAGCGGGAATAGGATGCCACAAATTTTAACTACTATCAAAGCACAGAGTTACACAGGAGTAAGTGCGGTAACTATGACGGCAGGCGCGAACGACTTTAGAGTGACGGAAGTCACTGAACCTTTCGGAACTATTCAACCTATCGGAAGCACATTCGATGAAACAAGCTTTACTGGTTCATTGCAAGCAGCAATCGAGTATGTTTTGGGTGTGAATCCAGAAATGAAAATCTACTTAATCACACCGATAAAAGGATGGGGATCTTCAGGCGCTCTCGAAATGCCAAATACCTATTCTAATGCGATGAAAGAAATTGCAGAAATGTATTCTTTGTCGATTTGTGATTGGTACGGAACAAGCGGAATTAACACCTTAAATAAAACTACCTACATCGGTGACGATTCATCGTTAGGTTATTACCTACATCCTACAAACATAGGGTACGAAAGAATGGCAAACATTTTAATCCCATTTTTATCAAACAATTGAACCACAATTTATGTTAATGTAAACTCGTATCCGAGCGGATAGGGGTTATTTTTATACTCAATTTTAGGAGGTTTAATTATGCCAAAAGTATTTATGGTGTGGGAACGAGAGAGCTTTGATAACTATGACGTCATTTTTGCAACAGAATCAAAAGATAATGCTTTGAAATTTATTAAAGATTTGACAGGCGAAGTATATTATCCTGACGCAGAAATTGGTAATGGTAATATTCCAGGATATCATGTAGTAGACTTCGTCCGAAAAGTTGGCAAGTATAATTCACGGGTTGATTCTGAAGTTTGGTTGGAAGAACGTGAATTAAACCGATATGACCCACTATCTATTTAAAACGACTGAACCAAACTGTTGACAGCGTGAAATGAAAGTGGCCGTTTTCATACGGTCGAAAACTGAAAACAAACCTGAAAGGACTGTCTGCGGATGGTCCTTTTTATATTGATAAAGGAGCGTGGGATATGGCAAGTGAGGACAAAGAACCGAATATCTTTGACCATGAAAGACGAATCCTGAAGCTTGAGGATTCCCAACAAAAAATAGAGCTACGGCTCGAACAAATGAAAAGCGCCATCGACATCTCTGAAGCGAAAGCCGCAGAGCGGTCGGACATGATGATTAAGCAGAATACCTCGCTCATGCAGCAAAACGAGCGGCAGGCAACTCAACTGGAAAGCGTTCTGTCAATCGTCACTACTACTAAAGACAATGAGTCGAAACGCAATGCAGAAAATAAAATGAAGTTATGGGGTTATTTTCTAGGCGGCGGCGGAATCATTACTATGGTCCTTCAAATATTGCAAAACGCCATGAAATAGGAGGTACAAAATGGACGCATTACAAGAAGCAATCTTCAGCGCGCTGGGAACGATCCTGGTCGCATTGGTCGGATGGGTGGCACAGCAGACAGTCGTATTTTTGAACGAAAAGGGTATCTCACAGAAACTGGCCAACAAGAAGTATCTGGTCGATATCGCAGTACAAGCAGCTGAACAGATTTATCGGAACGAAGGCGGGGCGGCTAAGCTTGAAATGGCTAAAAATGAGGCGCTCAAGGCAATCAATCGCAGTGGCTTGCAAGTTACTGAGTCTGAACTGAACGTGCTGATAGAGGCAAGCGTGAAGGCCATGAACGACGCGGGGAAGAAAGAGGCGAAGTAGATGGCAACGAACGCGGAATTTTTATCCACGATAAAAGAAGGGTGCATACAGGGATGGCGGTCGCACGCCATCCTTCCTTCAATTTCAGGCGCGCAGGCAATTTTAGAGAGTAATTGGAGCAAAAGTACATTGGCTACTAAGGCTAATAACCTATTCGGCATCAAAGGCGAGTATAACGGTGCATCATTCAGCGTGGAAACGAAAGAATTTATCAATGGCACAACCAAATATGTCACGGCAGCCTTCAGGAAGTATCCATCCTGGGCGGAATCCATCGCTGACCACAGCGCTTTTTTCACTTCGACCGATTGGCGCAAAGAGAAGTATGCAGCGGTTGTAGGCGAGACGGACTACACGAAAGCCGCACAAGCGTTATCGACTGCAGGTTATGCAACGGATCCCGACTATCCTGCCAAACTCATTAAACTGATTGAGGCATATGATTTAGCTGCTTGGGATTTGCAAGAGGAGGAAACAAAAATGGAGTATATCTACGAATCGCTATTGAACGCTGGCACGATGAATGGTATCTATGGCGCAGTCATCCACAATGATTACGGCAAAATGACGCCGAAGCAATATGCGGCATGGCTTAAGACGCGCAATCTTGAATTGGGAATCGCTCACTACTACGGCAATCGCAGTCAAATGGCACGCGTAATCGACACAAACAAGATTGGTTGGCATACGGCAAGCAGTGAGGGTAATGGCCATTACATCGGCTATGAGGTGTGCGAATCATTGTCTGCGAGTGATGCGGATTTCTTGGCAAATGAAGACGCGGTATGCAAGCAAGTGGCGGAGGATTTTGCGTATTATGGCATCACGCCTGACCGCAATACCGTCAGATTGCACAAAGAGTTTACCAGCACATCCTGCCCGCACCGCTCATGGGATTTGCACGGTCAGTCCATCAACGCAGTCAAAGACTATTTCATCAGCCGTATCAAGTCCTATATGGCAGCACCGGCAGTCACCACAACGGTAGTAGAGGTTGTATCGACCGCTCCTGTTCGCAATCCTGTCAGCTACAACGCTGTTATCAAGTCGGGTGGATATTCCATCGATTCCAAGCCGTGGGGCGAAGATGGGGCCGAAAATTGGGGAAATACGGATACTATCATCGGAAATAGCATCTATATCTACGAAGAAAACTATTCCGGCGAATATGCCAATGCCTATCAGGTAGGTTGGATTGATAAGCGAGCCTTCGAAAAAGAAAAAGTCGTGGTTGCTTCCATCTTATTCCTGCCAAACGGTCAGAACTGGACAATCTATCCGGCAGATGGCCCGTATAGCGCAGGCGATATCATCAGCACCGAAGCACCGAAAGCAGATGCCGGACTATCACTGACCGTACTTGGAGATCGCGGCAACAATATCGTAATTGTCGATATGCCGAACTTTGGAACAGTTGGGATTTACTTCGATGCAGACAAAGGCGCTACAATCACACAAGTTTTAGGGTAAATAAAAAGGCTTATTCCATAACGGAGTAGGCCTTTTTTTGTTGCGTGTATGGTATAATAGAGGCAGATATATCGCTAGTAAGTGCCGGACAAAATGTTTTGATTCGCTATCTATCCTTTTCTGATGAACAGGAAAAACATCTTTTGTTTACAACCGGCAGCAAGCCTTATCCGGGTTGCGGACGCTCACACACACCTTGAGACAAATTGGAGCGCGGCAAAAGGATATCACATAGCAACTTACGACTACCACCTGATCAGTGGGAGTTTTTTTATTTTAGTGGCATGAAAAATGGCAGTACATTGTACGCTGATTCATGATAGTATGGTTGTGGTTTGTTTTTATGTTCTGAAAAACATGCGGTATATGTGGTAATATATGCTAATGTGGTTTATTATGGTTTTTGTTCAAGCGAATAGATGTTCGCTCATATATCAAAAAAGAAGCCTGTAAAATCGCTCTGTATAGCGGTTAGTAGGCTTCTTTCGTTTTGCTAGTGGCAGGAATAGTGGCAGTAAATCACTTTTTCATGACGTTGCCGAAAATTTCCGCGGTGATTCGTTTCTTTTCTTCGTTCGTATGTGTGTAAATGGATGCCGTGGTATTGATATTTTTGTGGCCCAACATGTTTTGGATTTCCTTCAATGCCACGCCTTGATTATACAAGTACGATGCCGACGTGTGCCGTAAGTCGTGGAACCGGATTTCCCTCAGCTTGTGCTTTTTGACAAAGTTCCGAAAGACATTCCCGACGGTAGCCGCAGAAAGGAACTTGCCGAACAGATAGCCGTCCCGATCGGATAGGTTTCTGAATGGAGGGCCGAAGTGCATCTCTGCATCAAATTCTTGGAGCAGGTCAAGCACCGGATCCGGCATATACATTTCTTTGACCGTGTTCGTCTTCGTTTCGTTCTGGATGCGGAAGCCTTGTCCATGCGTATTGATGACCGTCTGCTCAAAGGTTATCCTTCTATCTGCGTAATTGATATGCTTGTTCTGCAAGGCGCCGATTTCCCCGGCACGGCCTCCGGTTACGATGGCAAGCGTGATGATAACCCGCGTGCGGATCCGTTCGTCTTCCAATTTCTCGAACAGGTCTATCAATTCCAATTCTGAGTAAGGCTCATTTTGCTTGGCTGCTGCTTTACCTTTCCCGATCTTCGCACGGTCGCACGGATTCCGGTCAACCAGTTCCCAATCAAGCGCAGCATCAAACACGCTCTTGATGGCAGATTTTATAATCACCTTGCTTCGTTGTGTCAATTCGTCACCAGTCCGCAGATTTTTAGCCGTGCTGATGATTTGCTGGATATCCAATGGAGTTATCTCGTTTAATAGTTTGTCGCCTAAAACAGGCAAATAACGCCCATTCAATATTTCAATGTATCTGGCGACGGTTTGAGTCTTCAGCACCTCGCGTGCGTATTTGTTCAGCCATTCATCTACAAACTCGGATAGGTTGGGTAGTTGCTTCTTGTCGGCCGATTCGCTTTCCAGTGCGATTTCCCACAAGGTCAACTCCTTCACGGCATCGCGCTTGTTTGTTGCGGCCGCTGTCTTGCTTTTTCGGATTGGATTGCCGTTGGGCTTATACCCGACTACCGTCCGCATGATGTACTTTTTCCCACGTTTTTCAATACTTCCCATGTTTGCACCTCCCATGTTATAATAGGAGTATCAAATAAATGCTTTGCTTCGTACGTCCCTATCGCCAATAGGGGCGTTTTTTTATTTTGGAACAGGAACGACAAATGTTTTTTCCTTTTCCATAGCAACGTCTTGAACGGTTATTTCTACATCTTCATCAAAATTATCAGGTTTAAACTTAACATATATGTTGTTTTCAGTAGCATCATAAACCTCTGAATACATAAACGTGCCGCTATCGATAACATCTTCTAAATATACTCCATTTTGTTCCGCTAAAAAAATAATGCCAGATGACACAAATGAATCTTTATTCATGCTATCTTCATCGCTCCCGCGTATCCATTTAATTTTTACAACCAAATTACCATCATCGTCAATAGTAGCATTTTGTGGCGATAGTTTAATATCACCGAATCGGAGTGTATCTACTTCAGTTAAATCCGTCTCGTCGTTTGAACATCCTGTTAAAAATATACCGAAAAAAATAATTAAAAATAACAACTTCTTCATTTTACCCCTCCTGAAAGTATTGAAACATATCTAGATTTTTATTTGTTATATTGATTTAGTCAAAATCTTTGTTATAATCAAGTTACCCATATCGCATCATAGCACTAGCCCTTGCTCTCCTTTGAGCAGGGGCGTTTTTTTACACTTTTGCTACAAACTCAATCGCTTTACCAATTATCCGCGCTGGATTATCTTCATTTACTAATATAGGTGGGTAGGCCGGATTAATGGCTTCCAACAACATAATGCCATCTATTTTCCTCACACGCTTCAGCGTTCCTTCTGTATCTCCATTAAGCAGCACAGCTGCAATTTCGCCATTCTCCACATCATTCTGCACCCGGCAGAGGACAAGTGATTTATCAGGTATCTTCGGTTCCATACTATCACCTTTTGCTTCTAGTAAATAAATCTCGCCGCTTGGTAAATTTGATTTATTGTATTTCTTATAGTAAGACACATTCTGTTCTGCGGTTATAGGGTCACCGCATGCAATTGTTCCAATAACAGGTATATCTACCACTTCCTCCACATATCTTATATTGTCCAATTTATCCAATTCATCCAAGGCCATCAAATAAGAAGGCGATACTTCAAACAACTCACTCATTTTCTTAATAACAGATCGCTTCATATTCTCAACATTACCTTTTTCGTACTTCGCGATAGCAGATTTCTGCATACCGACTTTTGCTCCCAACTCTTCTTGTGTCCACCCCTTTAAATTACGAAGATATTTAATTCTTTCACCCATATCCATAGCAATCGCTCCCATTCATAGCATGTATCTAAATTATCACATTTCGCTTTAAAAGTCGATTGAAAGAAAACTAAGTTGAAAAATAAGACACAAAAAGCTTGACCTCTGATAATCGCGATGTTATTATAAGGGTGTCCTAAAAAGACACAACGAAAGAAGGTGAGAAAATTGGACAAAGCAAGAATAAAATCGCTGATGGTTTTGAACGGTGATAATTTAGCCACGTTGTCTAGGGTAGTTGGATGCACACGAGAAACACTTTCCAAGAAAATAAACGAGTGGGAAGGTTCAGAGTTTACACAATCCGAAATAAAAGCAATAAAGAACAGATACAACCTAACGCCTGAAGAGGTTGATCAAATTTTTTTTGCATAAAAGGTGTCTGAAAAAGACACATAATTATCTATCTCTATTGTATTCCTACTTATAACCAATTGCACGGGTGGTTACCGTAAAAACGAAAAAAGGAGAAAAAACATGGAATTACAAATTTTAAACAAAAACGCGGAGACGAGTTATTCAGTTATCGATTCAAGAGAAGTTGCAGAAATGGTCGAAAAGGAACATGGAAAACTACTTAGAGACATTCGGACGTATGCGGATTATTTAGCTGAAGCCAACTTTGGCTTGAGTGAATTCTTCTTAGAATCATCGTACAGAGATGTGAACAACAAAGAACAACCCTGCTACCTGATAACTAAACAAGGCTGTGAAATGGTGGCAAACAAGTTGACCGGGAAAAAAGGCGTACTGTTCACGGCTAAATACGTCAAAAAGTTCAATGAAATGGAAACCGCGACACAACACAAGCTGCCTACCACATTTGCAGAAGCGTTAAGACTTGCTGCCGATACCGCAGAAGAAAACGAGCAGTTGAAACTTGATAACGAAGTAAAGGCGCAACTAATCGCAGAGTACGAGCCAATCATTTCATACGTTGACACAATCCTAAGCGCTAAGGGAACGGTAGCCACAACGCAGATCGCGGCAGATTATGGCATGTCTGCATACAGGATGAATAAAACGCTCCATGAGTTAGGTGTTCAAAGAAATGTGGGTGGTCAATGGATTCTGTATCAAAAACACATGAACAACGGGTTCACGAAATCCGAAACATTCCACTTCAATAAATCGGATGGATCGCCTGCAACAACTATGAACACAAAATGGACGCAAAAAGGCAGATTGTTCATTTATGACTTGCTGAAAGAAAACGGCATCTTGCCATCAATAGAAATGGAGACAAAAAAATGAACGAATTAGAGAAAGCGATTTTCAACGAATTAGAAGCCGCTGCCGATTTCAAAGATTTTTTCCTGAAGGTAAGCATCCTACAATCACATTTCAACAAAAAGGAATTGAAGGAATTGGCCGGGGTTATCACAGGCGAACATTTTATCGGTAAGTTCGGCGGAACGGCGATAACTTACATGAACGACAACATACATAAAGAAAGAGCATTACCGTTCAACAATATTTCTGAATCCATTAGAATCCGCCGTATCCTTGCTGAATATGAAATGGAGGTATAGCAATGGATGAGAAAGTCTTGACCGCAACTGAAGCGGCTGCCTTCCTGCGGATCTCTAAAAACAGCCTGTACGCCTATGCCAAGTCAAAAGACGAGGAATTACGCATACCTGGCAGGAGAGTGGGAAAGGATTGGCGCTTCCACAAGGACGCATTGGAGCAATGGCTGAAAGAGGGGATGACGGTATGAGAATCGCAAAATTTAGAGAAGGGCAAAAAGTTGTTGGGAGTGGTCGTAATAACAAGGGTATTATCGCCACAGTAATCAATACAAATGTCCATACGCCGACAAGGAATGACGTGATGGTTAAGTACTATGACAACAGCGGATTTCTTTCTTTTGACAGCGGGCCGGAATCAACGTGGGAGGTAATCGCATGAAAATATTCAGCGAAGAATTTGAAAATAAACTGGTAGCTGCAATCGGGATATCAGTCGTCGTATTTATCGCATTGGTATTCGCCGGGATCTTCGGCGGTATCGAACAAGGATTGTTATGGAGGTAACGTAATGAGCGCTGATAGAAAAAACGTTTTATGGCTCGCGCTGATGCTATTTTTTCTAATAGTCGTTTGGGCGTACCAAACAATCGAGTTTAAAGCTGAAATCGAGCAACTGAAGTTTGAAGCAAGTTTCCAACTCAAGCAACGCGATTACGGACTCAGCACGATGGAACATAATTACCGCGGTCAAACGGCAGAATAGGAGTAGTCACGATGGATTCCAAACACAGAAAAATAAGCGTGATTGAATTGTATGGATTTGAAACGGACGAGGATGTCCAGGAGTTTTTCGGAGAAATATTAGCCAACCACAAATGGGGCAAGGGCCAATTCATCAAAATAAGCACCCTTGATGATATTGGGGTAGCCAAGATTGACAAGCACCTGCTTCACGGAAAGGAGTAATTGGATGAACATGCAAAAAGTAACCGACACACTCGCAAAGCACGGCGTCAGCCATCGCTTGATCGCGCCACACGTCATGCAGATTCACCGGCTTGTTGATGGCAGCAGTCAACCGGTACTGGAATACGACGTAAAACACAATTTCACGCGGTTTATCGGACGGTTCCGGGAAATGAAGGGCAAGGATAAAGTCGAATTGAAAAGTGTTGTAGAGAGCCTGAAAGCTGTCAACGTACATTGAGGAGGAAATGAAAATGAATAAACGTATGAAGAAGAAACAAGCAAAAAACGAAGCGAGGGCAGTCGATACTGGGCTGTGCACGTTGTTGCTGCTATCTCAAAAGAGAGGAATGAACTTTTCGACACAACCAGATATAGGCGGCGTGTATGTTTGGAGCCTTGAAACAAAACAAGGCGTATCGTCGGGATACATCAAGAACTGGCCGCATGCGACACCGCTACAGGAAGTTAGCCGCATGATCAAAGAAGTCGTTGAATATTGAAAAACCGCCTATTGGAGTAGGCGGCATGAACAAACTTATTACATACATTATACCATCCTGAGGAGGAAATAGCATGAACCAATTACAGGCAGAAGAACTCACTTTGTGGGACGAAGTAACCGAAGAAGTCGAAGCAGAAGCGCCTTTCAAAATTAGCGATTTAAGCGGTGCTGATTGGGCTTTCGAGAAATTAGCATCCATCCATGCACGTATGAAAGAAAAAGAACAACTGGCCGAAGAAAAGCGGTTCAAAATTGATACGTGGCTTGAAACGGTAACGGCAGAAGACAAGCGCAGCGCCGAGTATTTTGAAGCCCTGCTGATTACCTACTATCAAGAACTGCGCTCAAAGGATCCGAAAGCAAAATTATCCACGCCTGCCGGGAAAGTCACGAGCCGCAAGTTGCAACCAAAATGGGAGTTCGACGAAGAACGCGCGATCGAATACTTCAAACTGGCACATCCGGAAATTATCGCGGTCAAAGAATCATTTAACAAAACGGAAGCTAAAAAGTTGCTGCAGCCGATCGGAGGAAATCAAGTCATCGATGAAAATGGCGAAGTATTAGAATTCGTGGCCGTGATTCCGCAAGGCGAAAGCTACACCGTCAAAGTAGATTAAGGAGTGATTGGTATGGCTGAAGAAGTTAAAAATCCGACATTCGAAGATTTATATCAACGAGATATAAAAAAGTATGTTGAAAAGTTAAAAAAAGAGTACACGGATAAAAAAACAAACCAGAAAAAATATTTTGAATTATCTTATCTCAGTTGGGCGTACGGACACCGCGAAATGAAACGCATTGACCCAGGCGCCACCGAACACGTTCATGAGTTCCCGATGATGATAAACGGACAAGTGGTAGTTGGTGTTAGCGTCCCATATTTATGGACTCCAAATGGGTTTTTTGTCCAAAACACAGTGACGATAAACGGTAGGAGCGAAACGGAGTGGCTGCCGGTTCTAGATAATTCCAACAGGCCGATACCTAATCCAAACAGCTTCCAGATTAACACGAGTAATAAACGGTGCTTTGTAAAGGCACTAGCAAAGCATGGGCTAGGATTATATCTGTATATCGGCGAAGACTTGCCGGAAAATATTTCCGAAGATTCTCAGCCGAGCGAAAAAGGGAATACGAATAGCGAGCCGCCGGAAGCAAAAGTAAAAATTGCGTCTTACGAAGAAAAAGACCGCCTGATGAACAAGTTGCGTGAATATGTCGCGATTCGCGGTATGGACGACGAAGCCGGATTGAATCAAATGGTCGGATGGATATGCAAGCAAACGAAGGCAAAATCATTTGACGTGCTGACAAGCCCGCAAGCATTCAGCGCCACAGAGAAAATCGATCAGTTGATACTGGCTGAATTTCAGAAGACGGACGAGCCAAAATCTGAACAAGAGGGATTAGATTTCACGTATCCGCAGGCTGATGCTAAATGAGATACGTCGGCAACCTGAAAGAACTCAACGGCAAGCGGATCATTACTTTCGAAGTGGATGAGGACGTCGATATCGGAGAGCTGCAACGCTTTTCCGATACATCCATCATCACGGCCGAGATCCTTTTCTCAGACAATCGAAGCATAAGCGCCGAACAACGGAAGAAGATATTCGCAATCTTTGGCGACATAGCGAAATGGAGCGGCTTCTTTCCGCGAGAAATAGAGGACTTGATGAAATACCGCTTCTTATCACAACAAGGCGGAGAATGGTTCTCTATGGCAAATACTGACAAGACGACAGCAAGGCTTTTCATCACGTATCTAATCGATTTCTGCATTCAGAATGGCATCCAATTACAGACGCCTGGTTACAAGTTAGCTGAGGATATCGGCGCTTATATCTATTCGTGCCTAGCAAGGCGCGTCTGCTGCATCACCGGACAAGAGGCGGCCGATATCCATCACGTTGAAGGCAGTAGGGTTGGCATGGGAGGCAATCGCAACAAGGTGAACAACGCAGAGCGCTTCCTGCTTCCGGTCAACCGATACTGGCATGAACGGCTGCACACAGAAGGCGAAGAACGCATATTCAATACATTCCACATATATGGCATCAAGGTTGATGTTCCGACACTCAAGGCACTCGGATTAAAAGCGGAAGACATCACATAGGAGGTTCTACAGTGTGAGCGATAACAAAAGATATTACTGGTTAAAACTGAAAGAAGATTTTTTCGAAGATGACACGATTCAATGGCTGGAAGAACAGGAGAACGGTAAGGAATACACCTTGTTCTACTTGAAGCTTTGCCTAAAATCTTTGAAAACAGAAGGCTCGATGATGCGATATGTGGGCGAACGCATGATGCCATACGACAAAAAGGCCCTTTCTAAAATAACGAATACAGATATTGACACGGTAGTCGTTGCAATGAAGCTGTTCGAATCAATCGGATTGATAGACGTTTACGAAACCGGAGAAATCTTCTTGAAACAGATCAGCGAAATGACCGGTAGCGAAACAAGTAAGGCTGAATTGATGCGAAGAAAGCGTGCTAGAGATTCAATGAGTAACAATGTTACCGCGTTGTTACCTGATGTTACTGAAACGTTACCCAGAGAAAGAGATAGAGATAAAGAGATAGAGAAAGAGCTACAGCAAGAAGAAAAAACACCGAGCAGCAGCGGCATTGATGTGCATCTCTTCTATCAGCAGAACTTCGGAACAGAACCGCCTACCATCATTCAGGATATCGATTATTGGGTAAATGATTTGAGCGAAGAGGTTGTAATTGAAGCCTTGAAAAAAACGGCAGAAGCAGAGAAGCCATACAGCTATGCAAAAGGCATCATGAAGAAATGGTTAGGCAAAGGTATCAAGACTATTGAACAGGTGGAGGCTGAATCAGTTTCCAACAATAGACGAAACGGAAATGGAAGGAAGGAGCCGGAAAGCTATGGAGGAATCGTTTACTAGCAGCATGGGCTTGCTTGGAAATCTCCTGCTCGAGAGTGATCAGATTTGCGAGATTCACAACGAGGCGATGCATGAGTATCGGGGCCATGTCGCTTGCCAAAAGTGCCAACGCGAGAAAGTACAGAAGGAAGACGAAGAGTTAATCCTTAACCTGACAAAACGGCACGCTAAACGGATGACATTCGGCAGGTTGTATAAAGATTCCATCGTTGGTGATTACACGCTTAGAGAGGCTAATTTCGACAATTACGCTGCAGACGATGAAGAGACGGAGCGCAACAAATTGGCAGCAAGGCGCATTGCCGGCAGATATCTGAAAGGCGAAGTATTCAACACGTTGCTGACCGGAACGGCGGGCGCCGGCAAGAGCCACTTGGCCATGGGCATCTTGAAAGCCGTGAACGAGCATGCGGATCCGTACAAGAGTTGCTTGTTCCTTTCCTTGGATGAGTTCCTGCTTGATATCCGTAGCACCTACAACGACAAATTGACGAATGAGGATGAGCGCACGATGGTCGAACGCGTTGCAACGGTTGACTTGCTTGTGATTGACGACTTAGGCGCAGAAACCGGATTTATCGGCACGGACAAGGTTGCAACGAACTTCACGCAA